GGCGTATGCCGGCCCCGCCGAAGTCTATGCCGGGCCGGGTCGCACCCCGGATCACCTTGAGCGCCGAGTCAAGGTCGCGCTGCTGGGAGCGTATCTCCTTCAGCAGGGCCCGGTCGCCGGTCTTCTTGAACTCCGCATTCAGCCGCTCGATCTCGACCCGAGCCTCGGCGACCGCCTTATCCATGTCGAAAGTGGCATCGGCGGTCTCCTTGAACGACCTGCCGACCTTGTCCGACTCGCTCTTGACCTCGCGCAGCGCGCGGGACGTCTCGTCCAGGCCGCGATTGTGGCCCCTGGAAACGACGTCAAGGCGGATCTCCTCAGCCAAGGTCGATGTCCTCCTCGCCGTCCTCGCTGTTGCGCAGACCGAGCCGGAAGTCAGCGAAACGCCGGTAGTCGGCCCACTCGGGCCACGGCATCACGTCGACTTGCGCCGGCGTGAGCCCGTAGAGGTACCGGAACGCCGGGTCGTAGAAGCGGCGGAGGGTGGCGATGGAGTCGCCGCCGTGGGTTCTTTTCCCGGACTCTCGGGCACCACATCGGAGACCTCGGGCTCGCGACGGATCAGCATGTGCCGAACCTCGCCGGCCTCGTCCCACGACGCGTCGACACCGTTCTGGCGCAGCAGCATCCAACACCAAGCGTGCTTCTGCCACCGCGGCGGCTTCGCCTCAGCGTCCGGGTCGCCCGCCTGCTCCAGCGTGAGCTCGCCGGCGAACGGCATCGGCCAGTCGTCCGGGTCGAACCCGAACCGCTCCGACAGCTCATCCATGTCCCGCACCGAGATCGCCCGCAGGTCGAAGGACAGCCACTCCGGTGCGCCGAACCGTTCCCGGTCCTGCTCGCACAGTTGGAACCGCATCAGTACCGCCTTTGGTGGATGGCTTGGATGGCTAGACCCTCCGGCCAGCCGGCCATCCAAAGCGGCCAGCCGGAGGGCGCTACTTCTCGACGTCCCGCTTGATCGCGGCCAGCTCCGCGTCGATCTGCCGCACGATGTGCGGCCGGATCGCCCGCAACGGCACCGACGCGAAGCCGCGACGGACCCGCTGGCGGAACCACGCCGACTTGATCTCACCCGTGCGCGACTTGTACGTGCCCCGGTTGCCGAACAGCGGATGCGCCAGCACGCCCGCCTCGAGCTTGCGGACGTCGCGGCCACGCTTCCCGGAGCCTGGCGCCGACACGCGGGCCGTGACCCGGCCAGCGGACAGCGACACCGTCGTCGCCACCCGCAGATCCGGGCCCAGCACTGAGGCGTAGCGATTCGGCACGAACTGGGGTGTCATGCCGACCAGCACCGGCCGGTAGGAGCGCTGCACGGCGTCCCTCGTGGCCTGGCTGACCCGGCGCTGGAACCGCCGGGCCTCGCGGGCCAGACGGGCGGCGGCCGCATCGAGTTCGCGGCCGCCGGTGACCGTCAGGTCGACGCCCATCAGTTCCCGACGCGGGTGACCGTCGAGGCCGCGGCCCAGTCGGCGTTCAGCGTCACGCCGCCGTCGACGCCACCCTCAGCGGTGAAGTCGATGACGCAGGTGCCGTACCAGTACTTGGTGTTGGAGCTCAGGTCCGGGTAGAGGTAGAACGAGCGCGCGACCGAGTCCGTCGCGGCCGTGTACGTCTGGGCCGTGGCGTCGTCGAGGAAGCCGGACACCATGCCGGTGCAGTCGGGCATTCCGTTGACGTAGGTCTTGTGCGTGTCCCCCATCGCCGTGACGTCGGCCTTGTCGGTGGGGAACCGGATCGCCCAGCGGGCGATGAAGGGCAGCGGCTCGGGGGTGCCGCCGGACGCGATGCCGATGTAGAAGCGTCCACGCTTGCCATGGATACGGCTCAATGGATCGATCCTTTCTCAAGGTGCCGTAGCAGGTCCACGGCGAGGCTGTGGAACGTACGGTCCGCGATCGCGGCCCGAGCTTTGAGTGCTGCTTCATCCCGCTCGGCCGGGTGCGCGAGCCACCAGCGGAGCAGCTCCGACGCCTCTTCCGGCGAGGTGAAGGACGGCAGCATGGGGAACAGTTCGTCGCTCTCGCCGCGCGGCTCCCGCAGGAACGGAAGTTGGCAGGCGGCCATTTCGATTTCCCGGGGACCGCACGCCCAGCCGTCCGGGCGCCCACCCTCGGACGTCTCGCGGCGGTACAGGTTCAGCCCCATCCGGGCCGAGCGGTAGATGTCGGCGGTCTCGGCGTTGTCGACGCACACGTCCGGCTCGTTGGCGAGGAACCGGCGCAGCGGATCGCCTTCTTTGACCTGCTGCCAGTTGCCGCCGAGCATCACGTCCAGGCCGGAGAGGTCCATGGCCTCGAGGAAAGCGATCCGCGACGGGTAGCCGGTGCCGATGAACGCCAGGTCGCAGACGTACTGCTCGCGCGGTGGGCCGGGGTGGTGGACGTCGGGCCGGTAGGCGTGGTGGACGTAGCGGGTGCCCTTGGGGAACTGGTCGATGTTCGTCGGGTCGTTGATCAGGTTGATGTCGGCCCATTGCGCGATGACCGCGGCCCGGTCGGTCTCGTACGGTTCCTCGGTGTGGACCACCACGACCTTGGTGCCGTAGGCGTGGCACAGGTCGTACACGAAGCGCGGGAGGAACCAGCCGGAGACGACCAGCAGGACGTCGGGGCGGGCCTTGTAGAGGGTCGCGTAGAGCCCGTTGACTGCCAGGTCGGTGGCCTGCTGCCCGTCGACGGCCGGGATGAACTCGCCGTCCTCGTCCTTGAAGTGAGTGTGCGAGTAGAACTGGAGCCTGTCCCCCAGGTTGAAGGGAATCACCGTCTGGCCGAGGCCGATCAGGGCTTCCACCCAGCCGTCATAGACGTCGTCGACACTGAAGTGAGGGCCCGGATGCGCCGCGACCCAGCGCACTACTGGCCCAGCTGGGCGATCAGGTCGCGCATCCGCTGACCGCGCTCGTATCCGCCCGCGCCGGCCATCGGGTTCTCCACGACCTCGACGAGGTAGTCGAGCAGGTCGTACGGGTCCTCGACGAGCCCGGTGTGGTGGACGAGCGCGTTGACCAGCGTGCCGACCAGCTCCCACCGCTTCGTGCGGCCAGCGGCCAGCGCGCCGTACATCAGCCGCCGGATCTCGTCGCCCTCGGCTTCGATGGCCGCCTTCTTCTCGCTCATGACACTCCGATCTGGACGGGGATCTCATAGCCGAGGTACACCTGCGCCTGATCCCCGGCGCCGAAGGCATACTGGCCGTAGCCGCGGGTCGAGTTGCAGATGGCGTAGTCCCAGTCGGCTGTCGACCCCGACTCGATGGCGTTCGCGATGTTGACCGACGCACCCTCGGACACGTGGTCGTCGGCGGTGTCCTGCGCTACGTCCTCGGCGACCTTCTTGAACAGCACCAGAACGACGATGTCCACGTCCTCGCAGCCGTCCTGCGTGACCTCGGTGAGGAACTCCCCCGTGGCCGGCATGACAATGTACGCCGGTACGACCGGCTGGGTCGGGACGGTGGTGTAGCCGGTGAACCCGGAGACCGACGCGTCGATGCGGGTCTTGATCCTGGCCCGGATGTTCCCGAGGTCCATCTAGGACACCAGGATCGGGTAGCGCCGGTACGGGTTGAGCTTCCGCGCGGCGACCGGGTTCTCGCGCACGCGCACGATGCCGTACGGGCCGTATCCGCCGACACCGAACGGCGAGTCGGGCAGCTTGAACGACTCCTCGGCGAGGATCAGACAGGCCTCCCGGACGGCGTCGGGGACGGTGGGCCAGCCCCACTTGGCGGTCACCTGCAGCGGCGCCCGGGCGTCCCGGTACGAGCAGGGGAAGGTGTAGCTCCCGACGGCCCGCAGCTTCGAGTACGGCCAGCCGGGCTTGCCGTCGACGACCCCGTTGAGCGGCTCGGCCTGCACGTCGGTGGACGCCCACGTCGTCTCATAGGTGCCGTCGTTGCCCGCGTCTGTGGCCACGACAAGGCCGGTGGTGGTCCAGAAGTCGTCCACGTCGACGCAGTACAGGTTGTCCGGGTAGAACAGCCTCGCGGCGGCTGTGGTGGTGGTCCAGAACATCCGCCCGCAGTAGTCGTCGATTTCCCGGGACACCTCGAGCAGAGCGTCGGCCAGCCGGACATCGTGTGTCGTCGAGGTGGAGCCGGCCGGCAGGACCCGCGACTTGAGCGCGTCCAGCGACGCGTACGCGGGCGGGGCCTGGACGAGGGCCAGAACCGACCCGTCCTCGACGGCGATGACGGTACCGGACGCGGTCCACCGCCACGTCCACGTACCCGCGGATGAGAGCGTGAACTCGGCGTCGTACACACCGGTCGACGTGTTCGTGACGGACGGCGCGCTGGTGCTGCCGGCCGGGTCGGTGACGGTGATCGAGACGGTGGCGTTGGTCAGCGTCCCGGCCGCGTTGTAGACCAGGAACCGCGGTGATACCCGGTCGCCGACGTCCCGTGTGCTCACAACCGGCCTCCCGCCTTCGTTGAGGTCAGCCGGCCACCCGGCTTCGTCTGGGTCGCGTATCCGCCCGGCTTGGAGCTCGTCTCGCGCGTCGTCCCCAGCGCGTACGGGACAGCGGCCGCAGTGAGCCCGCCGAGGGCCGCGGCGGCGGTTCCGCTGGTGCCGGTGGAGAACACCACGTCGACGAAGTAGTCGGTCGCGCTGAAGCTGCTGGCCGGATACGCCGGCGAGGCACCCTCGGTGAAGGTCCCGTTCCGCAGGCTGCCCAGCGGGGAGTTGGTGCCGGTCTGGATGGCCGTCACGGCGCCGTTGGTGATGCCAGCCGAGTTGAACGCCAGCGACGTCGCCACGATGCGGCCGGAGGTGCAATGCACCGCCGCCCGGTAGTAGGTGCCCGCCACGACGCTGACGGGGGTGATGTTCACGTCGTTGAACGCGTCCGGTGTCACCGAGGCGGCGGCAGCCAGCGCGCTGGCGAGCTCGGTGCCGGTCCCCGAACCGTCGGGGTCGTCGTCGGTGGTGACCTCATAGAGCTTCACCGTGTACGTGCCACTGTTCGTGGTCGGCACCCAGAACCGGATCGCCGTCACCGAGCCGTTGGACGAGAACACGTACGTCCCGCCGACAGTGATGGCGTTGCCGTTGTTGACGTCCCCGAGCGTCGGTGTCTGGCTGGTGTGCGCCGACGTCATGACGCGGTGGTCACCGACACCACAAGCCCGCCGGCGGCGATGGAGAAGTCCACCCCCGACGTGACGGTGCCGCCGGTGATCGTGCCGGAGAACCCGAACGTCCCGCCTGACGATGCGGACCAGGCCGAGAACTTCGTCCACGTCTCGGTCGTACCGGGGGCGGTCCAGCGAACCTCCGCCGAGTTCGACGCCGAACCGGCGGCCGCCGAGGCGAAGGTGGCCTGCCGGCGGGTCGTGGTGGCGGCCTGGTTCGCCGTCCCGGCACTACCCGGCGCCCCGAGGTGGGGCTGGATCCAACGGTAGGCGGCGAGCAGGGCATCGAGGGCCGTGTTCCCGCCAGCCGCGGAGAAGCCCTCGGCCATCTATCCCCACTTCTCCTTGAATCTCGCCATCGCTTCGTCGAGCCCGTCGGGCTGCCATTCGCCGGTGGTGTTGTGCCGCACCAACTGATGCCCGCTCGTCAGGCACCAGTTGCCCAGCCCCTGCCGCAGCAGCTGCTCACACGCGTCGTGGTCGTAGCCGTGCCAGCCGGGATACGACTCGTCCCAGGTGACGTCGTGAACGGTGGCCAGCAGCAGCCCGTCGAGGTAGGCGCAGTCCCCACCCTTGCCGGGGCCGATCCTGCCGACGCGGGTGTCCTCCACCGAGCCGCAGAGCGCGCCCTCCCAGTAGGGGACGGCCCGGTTCCATGAACCGACGACGCCGACCATGCCGATGGCCGGCTGGCACCAGCGGAGCAGTTCGGCCCGCAGTCGTGGCGCGGACAAGATCTGAACGTCGTGGTGGACGTAGCAGCGGATCGGCTGGGTGGCGCGGGCCTGGCCCTCGTTGTAGGCGGCCGCGATCGACGTCGCGTTCTCGACCACGATGACCTCGTCGGCGTCGACGCCCCGCACGGTGGCGGCGAGGTTGTCCCGCAGTGTCGGCCAGTGGTGGGAGGCAACGATGTAGGAGATCACCGTTTGGCCGGACGCCGCCTTCGCGGCGGTGGTGGCGGCGCTTCAGTGGCTGGCTTCGCATAGGTCGAGCGAGGCTCCCGGCGGACCTCAAGGCGGCACGGTCGCCATGTGCGGGTGGCCTTCATTCCTCCTCGTCCTCCAGTGCGGTCAGGCCAAGCCGCTCAAGAGCCCGGCGAAGCGCCATGGCCTCATCCCGGGGCAGGTCGAGAACGTTGACATCGGTGTCGTTTTCGTCCGGCCAGCCGACCCGGATGTTGCCATCAGGCGTATAGCCAACGATCACGCCGTCAAGGTCAAGCCAGTTGACAAGACCATTTGACGAGTCTGGCGGCCGGTCGCCCCTCCGGCCAAAGGTGTCATCGACATGACCGATTGCCCATTCAACGGCGTCCCCGATCGCCTGGGCCTCTTCCCGCGTCATGTCGCCGAAGACGTGCCACCGGTCCTCGACCTCGGCGCCCAGGTCGATGTGGACGGTGCCGTCTTCACCCAACTCGACGATGGCGCCGGGAGAGAACTCCTCGTTGTCGAGTGCGCCGCCATAGAAGCCCTCAAGCTCCGTCTGGCTGTAGTGCTTACCCAGCACTCCAAGTCCAGCAACGGGAATCCAGCCGTGGCGGTAGCGCTGGCCAGGGTAGGGGCGTCCGCGGAGGATCTGCCAGACGGCGATCTTGCGCGCGATGTCCGCTTGGGTCACCACGCGCGCGCCTCCATCACTGGTTGAAGTTCCTGCGATGCCGCCAGCGGTACATCAGCAGCGTGTCCTGCAGGTTCACGAACGACGCGCCCGCCGCCCGCATCTTCCGGAACATCACCGAGTCCTCCTCGGCGTAGATGCCGCCGCAGTGCTCGTACCCGCCCACCGCGCGCGCTGGCGCGACCCGGTACAGGCTGGAGCCGTGCGGCACATCCACATGCCACCGTTGCGGCTCGCCCTTCTGGATCAGCCACGCCGCGTACGACACGATGTCCGCGTCGACCGCCGACGTGACCTCGAGGGTGCGGTGGTCGAGCCAGTTGTCGGCGCCGAGGAACATGACCCGCTCAGTCTCAACGCGGCTGAGCATGTCGTTGAAGTTCGCGACCACACCCAGGTTCTTGACGCGGAGCACGAACTCAACCTCGGGGTAGATGGCCGGCAGGTGGCCGCAGTCGCCCACCCCGTCATCGACGAACAGGATCCGGTCGAACGGCTTCGTCTGGTTCAGCACCGACTCGATCGCCTGCGCGGCCAGGTGGCCGTACCGGTAGCTGGCGATGACGGCGGTGGCCATCAGCACTCCGCCAACGTCTTGGACCGGAAGCCGTTCATGAAGTACGCCCGTGCGCGGTCTGACACGTTGCGCTCGCTGCCGTGGACGACGGTGTTCGACCACGTGAGCACGTCGCCCGCCTTCGCTGTCAGTCGCCGCCCACGGCGGTCACCCCTCACGAACGCTCGCAGGTCGCCGGTGTTGACGAACGGCTCCCGGTGCGAGCCGGGGACGAACTCCACCGCGCCGTTCTCGTCGGTCCAGTCGTCGACCAGGATGGCCGTCTGCAGGTACAGGTTCCCCACGCCCGGGCGGAAGCGTTCGTCCGTGTGCCAGGCGAACTCGTCCGGGTCGCCCGGCAGGTGGAAGTAGTACTGCTGCGTTTCGAGCTCGTAGTCGTCGTGGCCGTAGTACGCCGACACGATGTCCAGCAGCCGACGGTCCCGCGCCAGATCGATCATGTAGAGACTCTGTGGCCAGAACAGCAGGCAGGGGAAGCCGTCGCGGACCTCGATGTTCGAATTGCCGCGGCAGGCCAGGATCGCCTCAGCGCGCAGACGGTTCGTCTCGTCCTTGGTGAAGACGCCAGGGATGCGGGCGAAGCCGTCGCGCCGACAAGAGGTCACGTGGTCGGGAGACATGTCTGGCGCCAACGCCTCACTTCCGAGACGATGACCCGCATGACTGACGTTGTGCACGTGGGCCTAAACGAGGGTCCGCCGCAGGTGTTCACCCCGTACGACAACCGTCGGCCCGAGTGGTGGGCCATCCCCGTCGCGGCGACCGCGTGGGAGGCGTACCAGAAGGCCGAACGAGATCTCAAGGCCGCCGAAGCCGATTACGCCTCGGCGCTACAGGCGTTGCTCGCGGCCATGAAGGCGAACGAGCCACCGGACCGGGATGATTCGATCCAGACGTACGTTGTCGAGGGTGGGCGGATCTATTTCCCCTGAGCGGGGTCAGATGTAGGCGCGGTAGAGCGAGAACTCACCAGAGTTGCCCTGCGTCGTCGAGTACGCCTTGCCGAAGCCGGCCTCTTTCACCAGCTCGATCACGCGGTCGTTAAAGTCGCCGTACGGGTAGGCGAACGCGTCCCGTGGCATCCAGTCGGGTGCGTCCAGCTCGCGGCGGATCTGGTCGTCGGTGAGCGTCCTCATGTCCGGATGCGACCACGTGTGCCAGCCCAGCCGGCAGCCGAAGTCATCCACCAGCGCGCGAAGCTGGTCCAGGCCGATGAAGCCCTGAGCGCCGACGGTGTCGCCGGCCGGGAACAGCCACACGTCGTCGAGGTTGGCGAGTTCGTACCGGTGATCCCACACGCTGGTGTAGATGCCGTCGAACGTCTTCTCGCCAGACCAGGACCGGATCTGCTCCATGCTGTTCGTGAACGTCCCCGGATCCGGCGCCCCGATACGGTGGAAGACGGCTACGCCCACCGGTACCGCCGCAGGATCTCGGTGTACTCCCGGTACGGGAACTCCTCCACATGCTCGGGCTCGCCCGGCAGTGGCCGCTCCCAGTCCTTGATGTGGCAGGTGACCACCAGCGCACCCTTGCCCGCGTGTTCGGCCACGATCTGATGCAGGGCGCGGTAGTCGTACTGCTCGTACAGCACACCCGACAGCAGGATCAGGTCATACTTCCCGTCCGGCTCGGTCACCGGCACCACCGGCTTCGGGATCCGCTCCCGCGCCTTCTCCGACCACTCCAGACCGTGAATCAGCGCAGCCGGCAGATCCTTCGAAATCCAGCCCTCGCCGCAGCCGATGTCCAGCGCGCGCTTGTACCTCGGGCCCGGCCGCTTGATCGCGGCCAGGATGCGGGCCTTGCGGTCAGCGTCGGCCGGGTTGGACTGGAAGCCCCACGGGTCCGGGGTGGCGTACCACTCGTCGAGTTCGTCGCGGCTCTGCATCACTCACCGGTCCGTAGAATCGTGACCTCGACCGCCTCGGTGACCGCGACCACGCGGACATTGTCCGGCATCGACCCGCGGAAGGTCTCCAGCGCCTGGCGAAGGTCCTCCGTACCGCCGTCGCGGATCCGCAGGATCAGGCTGTCACCAGGCCGGACGGCGGCCATTTCGACGATGTGCGCGACCAACTCTTCGGCGCTCACTGGGCGTACTCCCGCATCCGCTCGGCGAAACGCGACTTGTCCACCTCGGCGTACGACCAGCCAAGCCGGTACGTCGCATCCACCTCGGACTTCTCGACCACCGGGTGCAGGTGCTCCACCACCGCATCCTTCGCGAACGCGAACACCCCGCGCTGCTTCGCCACCGTCACGATCTCGTCATCGACGAACATGTGCCGATAGCCCTCGTGGCACACCACCCCGGGGCCGTCCCACGACGCACCCTGCTCGGCGATGTACCGCCGCGAGATCAGCATGTGCGGGGCGTGCGAGCCGTCCTCCGACCGCGGGTTGGCGAGGTCGTTGGAGCCGATCACCTGAGCACCCGTCTCAGCGGCGACGCGCAACAGCTCGTCCAGCCATCCGATGTGGAACGCCACGTCATCGCCGGTGAGGAACAGCCAGGGCTCGTCGGTGATCCCGTAGGCGTAGTTGACCTTCTCCGGGAACGTCGTCCGCGGCGACCACAGCAGGTTCGCCTTGGCGACGAGCCAAGCCTTCTGCGTCTCCACGTCCAGTTCCTCGGCGACCGCGTACACCGCCGCGTTGTTCGTCGACTCCAGAAGGCTGGCCATGAACGGCTCGGCCCGGTGCGGGCGGTTCAGCACCGGCACCACCACAGCGACGTCACTCACCGGCCGCCGCCCTTGCCTCCTCCAGCGCACGCTGGCCGGCGAAGTGCTCCAGGTTCAGCTCGAACTGCTTGATGTGACCCAACTGCACCGCCGTATTCACGTGCACCGGCAGGCCAGCCACACCCGCCCGCAGACAGAACGTGATGTCCTCGCCCATCTGTCGGCCGTAGAAGTCCGTCTCCTGGAACCACGGAAACGCCTGCGAGAACCCCACCTGACCCGGACGGTCCGGCGGCCGGCAGTCCCGGATCCTCCGCAACGCATCACGGTGGATCAGCATGCACGCCGCACCCGTCCCGAACACCTGCATCATCGCGTCCGGCTTCCACTCGTGATACCGGACGAACTCCGGCGACTCCGCGTCGCCGATCACGTCATACAGGGTCGGGAACAGCTTCCCGTCGTTGTCCATCGAGAAGCACAGCCCGCCGACGATCGGGGCCTTGTCCGGATCCGCGTACTCCAGCAGCGCCTCGATCAGATCCGGGCGGAACGTCATGTCCGTATCCAACATCAACAGCCACGGCGCCGAATGGTGCGTCAGGAACTCCAGACAGATCGCGTTACGCGCACCCGAGATGTTCGCCGACGACACCTGCGAGATCAGCCCACCCCGGCCCGGGGACAGCCGGTCGTAGTGGTCCCGGTCGTAGTACGTCATGTTCAGGACGCACTCCATGAAGTTGCCGTGGACCTGCGCCGGGCGCACCCAGGCGACGACGACGCCGTCTTGCTCGTTGCTCATTCGCCGACCGCCCGAATCTCGACACCGACCAGCGCCGGTACGACCTCGAGCAGCTTCTCGTCGCCGAAGCGCTCGACGTACATGACGGTGGCCTCGTTGACGGTGGCGTCGATGACGACGCGTCGCACGCGGTCCTCGAAGCGGATCACGCCGGCCTCGATGAGGGCCTTCTGGAACGCGTCGCTGGTAATGATTGCCATTGATCCTCCGGACGGGAATGGACGGGCCCCGGCGCCCGCCCGTCCAGAAGGGCGCCGGGAGTAGGTATGCGAAAGCCCCGTCCAGTCGACGGGGCCTTCGGCTTTGCTGGCTTGTTTGTATCGATCAGCGGCTGGCGAGCGCCTGCCTGACCTCGTCGGGGAAGTACTCGACCACGTACTTGATGAGATCGCTCACGCGCTGGCCGGTCGGCTGGACGACGAGCCACAGTTCGAGGTTCTCGATCCGGTTGTCGTCCTTGACGCCGTTGCGGTGGTGGACGTTCTCGCCGGGCTCCAACCGACGACCGAGGAACTGCTCCATCACGTGAACGTGCTCAAGGGGCCGGCGGCCGTCGGGCATCGTCAGGCGGACGTAGCCGTCCACACGCTTGTGGCCGGAGCCCTTGGGTCGCACCATGGTGCCCACTGGGCCCGGATGTCCGGTCCGACGGATCCGCTCGTAGTGACGCTTGCAGTGCCCCGCACGCGACTTCGCGGGGAGGTCACACCCGTCGAGAATGCAGGCACCCTTAGCGGGCCCCGGCCTTCCGACTTGACGCTCGGCGGCCTCGCCGGGCGTGCCATGCGTCCGCACGCGCCAGCGATGCATCTCGCAGAGGCCCTTGGCAACGTGCGGCCTCTCGCACCCATCGACCGTACAGGTGACGTGGGTGCCGTTCGGGAGTTTGGGTCGTGCGGACGTGGCGTCGCCCGTCCGCTGCCACCGGGTGTAGTGCTTTCGGCAGAGCTGACGGGCGACGACCACGTTCTCGCAGCCATCCATTTGACATGTCATGCATGGATGGTACTACGCATCCTGGGTGAGGTGCCAACCAGGATACCGATCCGTGACTAGCCGAGGGCAGTGAAGCCAGGAGTCGTGTGGAGCTGCAGCAACCGGAAGGCGTCCGCATCCACGACGTCGGCTCCAACTCGCCAAAACGCGAACCATCCTGCCTGGCCAGTGGGCCTGTTGGCGTTGGTGCTCTTGACCATCGGCTCGTACAGCACCGACATGCCGACCCGGTCGACCACGTAGTACTGCTTGAAGTTGCCGGCCAGCAGGATGTTCGCCGACGTGGTGATCACCGAGCCCATGGTGCTGCACTCGTAGATCGGCTGGCCGAGCAGCTGCGAGGGCACGCTGACGCCGAGGTTGGCCCAGAACGCCGACGAGCCGGACGTGTCCATCTGGCGAATCTTCGAGAAAATCCCCTTGTTGGCGATCCACGACGCCGACGCCGCGTCGCGGGGACGGAGCGCGTCCGCGACCCGGTAGACGTCGCCGACGACGAAGGAAGTGATGGTTGCCGATGAGACGATGGAGTTGGTGACCGCGGCGACGTCTACC